AGGGTACTGATTGCAATGTCGCAAGTCAGTAAATCTCCAGAAGCGATTGACAGGACGCTAGGCGCACTTACGCTTCCTACGTTAAATACAATGCTTGATGCTTCCAGAAGAGCGAACACTCGAATTACATCGGCTTCAATGCCAGCAAGGTTGCCTTCATTATCAAGAAGAGGCACAATAATGCTCAAGCGAAAGTTAGCCAGAGGTGCGATTGCTGTGTAGTCATTATTGCTAGGGACAATGTAAGGATCAGCAGGAGTAACAATAACGCTGTTAGCAATAGGCGTAGCAGGAGGATATGAGAATACCGACCACTTTGTGTTATCAGTAAGAGCTGCTGCGATTGAAGCGCGAAGTGTGGTTATGGCTGGCATGTCAGCCTATTAAACTTCGTGGGTCAAGATAAGGACTCAATAAACCTCTGACGCGAGCAATAAGTTGTGAGGACATTGCGTACATGTTGCCGATTGAACCATCTGGCATCATGCCGTTGCCTGAGTTGGTTTGGCGAGAAGTCCAGATTGAGATGCTAATCATGAGACTTGCTTCTTGGATTGCTGGGATTGCTGTGTAATCTACATAAGTCTCAGCGGCTGCTGTGCCGTAAGGCGCAACCGTGTGAACTGGGTTGTCGCTTGTGTGAGTTGTAGTCACAGTAAAGTTTTTAGTGCCTACGCCTGTAATGGTCTTAGTGCCGTTGTATTTTGTTCCAGCGTTGCTAATCGTTACCGATTGCCCGACATAAAATACGTCTTTGATATCTTGGTTAAAGTAAAGAGTTCCTACTGTGCCTACATTGCCGTGAGCAATGATTGGCTGTTGGTTCTTCCATAGAAAGGGCAACAAGACATTGTCAGCAGCATCGCAGACTGATTGCAAGACTGCATCGGTGTAGAGAGTGCCTACGCCAAGAGCTGTGCGAAGTTCTGCAACTGTTGTTGTGCTCATTGTTATCCTTTCTAAAGACTCAGAGGGACTGCAAGGGCTCTGGCAGCCCCCCTGAGTGACTTAGTTTCTAACTATTAAGTTAGGTTGAAACGGCGTAGGCCACCTGCAAAGACGGCTTGCGCTGCAATATAACCATAAAGTGAAATTTCAATCTCGCCTGTTGTTGGCACGTTTGTAGCCAATGTTAGAACTGGAGATTCAAAAATTTCGATTGAACGTGGTTCGATGATAAATGCTGACTCATCGATTGATGTTGCAACCATGTTTGGATCAACATAGTAATCAAGTCCAAGAACATTACCGCGGATTGATGTTGGGTTTGCAGTTCCGCCAGCGTTCATTGTTGTTGGCTGAGCGTTGTAAATTGGACGACCAGTTGTATCTGTTGCGCCAAGAAGCGTTGACCAGATAGAAGTACCTGAAACGAATGCTGTTGCTGTGCGCTTTGTTGCATTATAAACAGCTGGTGACTCTGTTGATACGAATGAAATCAAGCCAGCTGAATCTGCTGCTGTTGCTGTTGCCTGTGTACCACCAGCTGTAATTTGTGCAATTACATACTGATCAGTTGCTTGAGCATAAGCATCGCGAAGATTTGACAACATGATTTCATAAAATGATGGATCGCTGCGATCAAGAAGCTCCACGCTGTAGCGCTGGAATCCCATTTTCTTAATGACTGTCGCATTTACATAACTTGAGGTAATCGCGGTTGTACCTGTTGGGTCTCCACCTTCTGCAACTGTTGCAGCTGTTGAGTTAGCAGTGATTTTAGGAATTGATACTGTCATTCCATAAGTGCTAAGTGGACGTGATCCACCGCAAGCTTCGATGACTGGACGATTTGCATTTGTGTTTGTTGCAACATCGCGGACGTATGAAACTGGTGAGAAAGCTGGATTTGTTGTAAAAGAATCATCTGCTGCCAATACATATTGACGTGAATCTTCATTTCCAAGCTTTGCTTTGATTGTGTGTTCTAGGTATGAGCCACCACTAATGATTGGTGAACGTGGCTTTGTGTAAGCCATTGCTGTTACAGCAGGGCGAGCAGCTTCAACTGCGGCAGCCTCAACTGTTGGTGTTGCTTCGACTGCTGAAGTGGTGTCTTCCACGGTGGCTGTCTCGCTTTCTGTTGGTTGGGTTTCTTCTTCTACAGCAGATTCTTCTGCTGCAATATCAGTGACTTGAGCCGACTTAAATGCGGGCTCCGAGACAAGGCTCGTTTCTACAAGACGGGCTGAGGAGACATAAGTAATGCCGTCTTTAATTTTTGATTTTAATACTTCTGCGCCAATTGACAGACCGCTTTGCAATCCTTCTTCTGCAAGGATTAGAGCTTCTGTGCCACGTTGTGAACGACTGACAGAGAATACTGCGTGAATTGCATCTTCTGACTCGCTAAAAGAGACCATTCGACCTAAAGGCTTTTTGTTGTCGTGCTGGCTAAGCAACTTAATTGCTTTAGGGTCTGCGATATCAATAGAGCCAGAGGCAAAGATAATTTTGCCCATGTTTGTTGATCCTGCCTCAACATTGAGAGGGACAATCTTGCCTGAGATTGTGCGGCTCGCTGAGTCTGCTGTGAGTTCAGCTGAGAAGGTGATTACTTGATTCATTGCATACCTTGGCTTCCGTTAGGTGTTAGGTCGGTCATTTCCATTGCTTGCTCTTGAGTAATGAGCTGTAGGTCAAGCAGTTCGCGGATAATTTGTAACTCCACAAGTGGGTCTGTGCGGAGATAATTCTTGTCGATGTCAAACTTGACGATATTGCCACGGGCTGTAATGTCGTCCATAGATAGACGATCCTCAATAGCTGACACAAAAGGCTGCAAAGATAGTGTAAGGAATTGCTTGCGCTCATCCTGTACGTTTGCGTATGTCATTGTGGTGTTCTGGTCTGCTGAAACATAGTAAGGCGGTACATTGCAAAGGCGAGCAATCTCAGTTGCAAGATTTTGAATAGCCTCGTTGTACATCATGTCTTTAGGAGAGAAGCCTAAATTTTGCGCATCTAAAGTTGAGGTAAGATAAGCAGTTGAGCCGTTACGGCGAGCGTTTTTCCAAGAAGCAAGAAGTCCTGAGACTTCACTAGGTGGAAGGTCAGCGCCCGAGTTCTTCAACACGGTGGTTGCCATTGGAGTGGCAGCAGCAATAACGGCAGATTTTTGAATATCTAAAGCTGCACGAATGGTTGCTGTCCCTGTATTCAAAATGCCATCACCAAGTGCTTGGAAGGTTATGAGAGAGCCAAGACCATCCATGGGAACGATTGTTCCATCAATGGCGTAAGACTTTACAAATACGTTATGCGGATCAAGAGTAACTGTGACTCTAGTGTTAGCAATCCACTCAAAACGTGATGGTCTGCCATCTTCCTGATAAGTCTCAACAACTTGCCAAAAGGCTTGCCCATAAAACAAAAGTGAATCGACTGTGTAAGCAATAGTTACAGATCGTGGCTGATGATAAGAAGGTTGGTCAAGCCAGAGTGGCTTGCCTAATTCTTCGCCTGTTGATTTTTTATACAACTCAAGCGGAATTGTTCCAATCGTTCCAGCTAAAAGGTTTCTGCATCTAGCTAAGGCTGGTACGCCCAAAGCTTCTGTGCGGCCAACGAAAGTAAACTGGAAAGGCAGAGTGTAAGTCGAATAATCACCAAGAACCTGAGGTGCGTATTGCGCTTCAATGTTAGCTTTTGGTGCGGCACCTGTAAGGCGCGAAAAGAGACCCATAGAGGGCAATTATACACTACATGTAGGTCATTCCGAGTAGATTGCCGCTACCTGTTGTGGTTTCGTTAATTGGTGGACAACCATTGCTGTAGAGATTGCACCTGATACATCTCCAGCACTCTTGCGCTTTACAATGCGCCACGATGAGTCATTGGTCTTAGCTGCGCAGTTATTCATTTGTTGCACCCAGTTCTCCTGCCCTGCGTGAACCAAAGTGCCGCTTACCAGACTATTTAAGAGATCACCGCAAGCCTGATAGAAGGCAGCACCAGAGATATCCATTGTCATCTGTCCAGCGTTGGTCAGGCGGTCAGCGATTGACTGAGCCGTGTATTTGTCGTAGCAGATTTGTCGAGGGCGATACTGGTCAGCCCAGCCTTTAATGTCAGCTGCAATTCTTAAATCATCTACCGAGATTTGACTTTCCCACGTCTGGAGAATCCCAACGCCAATTCTGCCGTCAGGCAATATCTGA